GCCGGTGATGCCGGTGCCGGCCATCTGCGCCAACAGCTCCGGAAACCACTTGGCCATGTCGGCCGCCTCGAAGCTGCCTTGCTGGCCCAGCAGCGCCACCGACGCCAAGGCCTGTTCCATTTTCTGCGGGTCGGTGATCTTGGCGTTGTTCTGCATCGCCAGAATCATCTTCGCCGTATCGGCGCCCGACGCCCCCTGCCCGACCGCAAACTTGGCGGCCACCGGTGCATATTTCAGCGCTTCGGTCAGATCCATGCCGCCACCGACCAACTGGTTCACCAGTTCGGCCACTTGGGTGTTGGCCATGCCGGTGTCTTTTGAGGTCTGGACAATGTCGCGGGCGGTGTTTAATTCCTGCTGCGTGTTGGCGGTACCGGACTTGATCGCGATGTCGCGAATGATCGCCTGAAAGTCCGCGCTGACCTTGGTCGGTACGGCCGCCAGCGTGGTACCGGCCACCGCCGTGCCAAATCCACTGCGCAGGCTTTCCTGCCCGTCCTGCACCTGACCCATGCCTTTGGCCTTGAACTCGGCACTGCGCACCACCTTGCCCAGGGCCATGTATTCTTTACTCAGGCGCCCGACCTCAATCCCCTGCTTTTTCAGGCTGGCGTTATTGGCCTCCAGCTTTTTTAGCAGCGCACCGGCATTCGCCGCGCCGCTGTCATGTGCTTTTTTCCATTCATCGCGCAGGCGCATGGTCTCGCCGATGACTTTCTGCAAACCTTTGGCGCGCATGGTTTGCGCCTCGAGCTTTTTCATTTCGCCGCTGACGTTCTTGAAGGCGGCACCGAGTGAAGAATCGACGGCGCCGCCAATCACCAGCCCGAGCGAGAGTTTGTTCGCCATGGAGGTTACCTATGGGAGCGAGGATTAGGCTCAGTCCGTGAGCCACCAGACCATCTCGGAAAACGACAAGCCCTGAATCTCGGCCGCTGAAAAATTCAGTTCAGCGGCCAAACGTTTGGCCTGGGCTTTTTGCAGCTTGGGGTTAAACCCCGTCGTCTGCTCCCAGACGAAAATAGGCGGTCTGCAAACGACGGTAATCACGCATCAGCAGCCCCTCCAGATCGCCCCGACCGATGGTTGCCAGACTGCAGAACAGGACCATTTCCTGCTCTTCTTCGTTGCTCCCGCCTTGCAAGGTGGCGGCACGCATTTCGCGCACCGTCGGCTCGCGCAGAGTCAGCTTGTCGACCTTGATACCGTTGGCCTCGCTCGGTCGAGACAGGACGACGGTGGCGATGCCATCACCCAGTTGCAGCCACTTGGGCAGGGCGTTGTCTTTTGCATTGCTCATGGTGTGGCTCCTTACATGCCCAAGGCAGACCGCACGGCGGCCAGTTGGTCGACGCCGTCGATAACGCGGATCGAGTTGAGGGGATCAATTTCAAACATCACGCTGCCGTCGATTTCCAGCTTGTAATAGGTCACCGCGACGGCGTACTTGAACTCGCCTTTTTCGCCCGCCTTCCAGTCCCCCGGATCGACTTCCTTGAGTCCGCCACGCAGAGTGGCGATCACACCTGTGGTCGCACCTCCCTGCCCCTTGAAGGCACCGCGGAACGAAGCGTTGAACCCGGTCAGGTCGGCCTGGCCGAAGAATTTCAGCACCTCGCGGCGCACGCCGTTGGTGAGGAAGCTGGCTTCCAGCTTTTCCATACCCATGTCGAGCTCCACTGCCGCGTCCATGCCACCCGCGCGGTACTCGTCGGTCTTGAGCGTCAGCTTGGGCAGGGTCAGGCTCGGCACGTCACCTTGCAGGCTGACACCGTCGACAAACAGATTGGTGTTGTAGAGCACTTGCGGAATCATAAAGCGGCCTCTTTAGGCAACAGCACTTCCGGGACCCACTGATCGGTCACCTCCATGCGGTGGATGGACTCTTCGCCCGACAGCAGCTTGGTGAGCCGGACGTTCCAGTACGCCTTGCCCTCGCTGAGTGTGCTGCCGGTGTTCAACTCTTCGGGGGCGTACACCTCGACATTGATGCTCGCTCCCTGGCTGTTCAGGTCGCGAGTGAATGCCTGCAGGCCGGCGGTCACTTCCTTGACGTAGGTGTTGGTGATCGAGTGATCGACCGCCCATTTGTGCGCATAGAGGATGGCGTCCTTGACGATCTCCAGCAGGCGCACCTGGGTGCACACGTCGGTCTTAAGGGTCACTTTGGGCAAAATCATAAAGCGGCCTCCTCAGGCGGCGGTGTCCAGCACTTCAGTGATCCACTGATCGGTCACCTCCACGCGGAAGTTCGGGTTTTCGGCCGGCGGCACGTCGGTGAAACGGATGTTCCAGTACACCTTGCCGTCGCTCAGTTCGCTGGACGTGTTCAGCTCTTCGTCGGCATACACCTCGAAGTTGACGATCGCGCCTTGGTTCTTCAGGTCGCGCATGAAGGCTTGCAGGCCTTCGGTCACGTCCTTGACGTAGGTCGCGGTGATCGAGCGGTCCACCGCCCACTTGTGTGCGTAGAGGATGGCGTCCATGACGATGTCCAGCGTGCGCACGCGGGTGACGAACTTCCATTTCGGATCGCTGGACAGCGTACGGTTGCCCCACAAGCGATAGCCGTCATCACGAATGATCGTGGTGATGTTCGCGTTGTTCAGCACGTTGGCCCGGCAGGAAGGATCGCCGTCGAGAAACTCGATCGGGCGCGTAGTGCCGGTGATGCCGACAAACTCCTTGTTCGACGGCGAGGCCCAGAAACCGTAGGTGGCATCGGTCCAGGCAAACAGACCAGCGGTCCAGGCCGAAGCCGGTGCGTTGATCGTGGCACTGGTCGTGGTGTCCCAGAACTGCACGCCCGGATCGACCATATAAGCGTGTTTGCTGCCGAAATTGGCGGCATAGGCAATCGCCGCTTCGTCGGTGGTGTTCGGCCCGTCGATGATAGCCATGGCGCGCATCTTGTCGCCCAACGCCACCAGCTCGGTGGCCACCGCCAGTGTCGACGAGTACCCCGGCGTCACCAACAATCGCGGCTGGGCGTTGAACTTGCTTTTGCCGTTGAGCAACGCCTGCATGCCGGTACGGGTGCCGTCGGCCCAAACGCCGCCGATGATCGCGGACAGTTGCTCGGCCGCATCGTCCAGCAACGGCACACCGACGGCGACAATCACCGCCTTCGACCGCTTGAAAATAGCCTTGCAGTCCTGGGTGATCGCCGCATCCGGCCCCCACGCCGCGACCGCTTCGCTTTCGCGGGTGATCAGCAGCAGTTCGTTGGCGGCGGCCGTGGCCGGCGGGCCCACGGTAAAGGTGTTGCACAGGCCGATGATCGACGCGGACGGGGTGGCGATGTGGCGTGCCCCGGTGTCCACCAGAGTCACGGTGACGCCGTGAAAAAAACTCATAAAGTGATGCTCCAGAAACGAAAAAGCCCCGCATAAGCGAGGCGTTCGGGATAGTTCTTGTAACGCGTAACGGAAAAGAAAACGCCCGGCAAGGCGGGGCGTCAGGGGGGCTGCTGATCCGGTTTATTCGGCCATGTAATCGTTAAGCGGTCGGCCTCACTGGACGCAGGGTGGAATCCGGGAAGTCTGGCGACTGGGGCCAGTTGCGAAGGTCCACGCGGTACTGCCGCCACTGCACAGGCGTGCTCACAAAAGCAGGGTCACCGTCCTCAGCTTTCAGCAGTTCCACGTCCGCAACTGTCAGCTCATGATCACGCCACGAACGCTCAGCATGTTCAGCATGGACAGCGATTGCAGGGCTTACTGGCAGGGCACCAACATCGACGCTGTATTCCTCAATATAATTGAATACCGCTACAGTGGCCGGGGCGTCATCACCTGGAACTGCCGTAAATGGAATCCAACCGTACACTTCGTGAAGAACTTCACAGTCAACAGCCCCATCCTTTAACTGCTTCAGGTTTTTAACTTCGTAAACCCACGGTGCAGGTGGCTCAGGGGGCGGTGGTATTTCCGGTGGAACAAACTCAGGAATAACGTGTGGTTCAATAACTTCGCCAAGCATTAGGCGACCCTCTTACAAATAGTTGTTGAAAAGACATTCC